TTGGCAATGCCGCTGGTATCGTGCCAATGGTACGGCTGGTTGGCCAACAACTCGATGGGCTCGATCACGTCGTCATCGACGTCGTGACAGACAACACTCGTTCGCAGACTGGAATTCATCACGATCAGAACGAGTGCATCGCCGTCGATGGCCGTGTTGATCAGTACCTGCTCGGACATGTTGACCACCGTATCGTCTACGGGCAAGGCGTCGCCGGCGCCCGAGTTGGTAATGTCCACGGTGTTAGTCGTGATCGTGCAAGCCACGCCGTACCGAACGCCGTCGGCCCAATAGAGGTCGTAGGTGCCGGTAGCCAGGCCGTGGCCGGCGGTAAGGGTGCCGGTGGCCGTATCGTCTTCATCGTTCTGATAATCCGCCAGCAACGTGGCGACCGGCAGACTGATTGATGTACTGCCGTCGCCGTGTACGACGGTGTTGTCGGCCGATTTGGTAATCGTCTGTTGGATCGTCGCCCCGCCGATCGACGCGACGGTTGCAAGTGTTCCGTTGGGCATGATCTATTGTCCTTTTCCCTTGTGGTTGTGTGTCAGTTCGGCGCGGGCCGGCTCACACGTATAGCTGCGGGGCGCGGCCGGATTCGTCGGTCGGCGTGGCCGTGAACTTGAACGTCTGTTCGCCCTGGTAAGGCTGGCCGCGTTCCTCGCTCAGCGTTACGTCGCCGTCGAAACCCTTGCCGGCGGTGTGATCTTTCAAGCGGAGAGCGACCGGTGTACCGGCCGCCGCCGCCCCACGAAATGCGGTCAAGGTCGCGTCCGTGGTTTTGTCAAGCATGGTCCACTCCATCGACGTTGCAATCGTGACAACCTGCTCGGTTTCGAGCGCCGGAACTTCGTCGCCCTTGACCGTCGTGGGTGCTTTTTTCGGGTCGATGGTATGCGTCACGTCGCGGATGTTCGTGACCGGCGTAGCTCCGGTGCTGCCGGCCACCCCTTGATAGACCAAGCCCTCGAAACCCATTTTTGTTACGCCCATGTTTATTTCCTTTCGCGTTTATTGTCTTACTGAACCGGTCCACGAATTGGCGAACCGATCGAGGTTTCTCTCCATGGAAGGCCCCATGGTCGGCCTTGCGGGATATATTTGGCCTTTGTATGGTCCGCCATGCTCGTGGGGTTCCGCCGATTGACCTACCACACTTTGCCGGGGGCCAACCACGGCGGTGTATTTGTCCTCAACGGCAAACCGAATGGCCCGTCGTATTTGTCCCCTGCGGGTATGTGGCGGCGACCCTTCGGCAGATGGCCCGGGACCACGCTTGATCGATTCGACGGCATCCTTGCGAATACTCGCCGCCGCGTGCCCCAGGTTGCGATAGCTGGCCTTGTCCACGGCCTGCACAACCTTGGCGGTTTCATCGACGGTGGTTGCCTTCATTCCGATCATTCGTACACCTTGAACGTCACCGAAACGATGCCCGTGAATTGCTGGTTTTCTCGCAACGTGGGTCCGTCGTAGATCGGCCGAAATTCCACGCCTTCGTAGATTGCCTCGTTGTACTGCGAAAGCACTCGACCACTCATAGCCACCGAACTACGTGAGAAATAATCGTGGATCTCTTGCACCAAAAGTATCAGCCGGTCGATCTCCGCCTCATCGATCTTGCCGTCATCTGCATTGCGTTCAGCCGCAGCAAACCGTTTTCTTACGGCAATGTCGGTTGTGCAGTGATAGATCGTGTCCTCTTGACTGGCCGGCTCGGTAGTGCAGTCGCTCACAACAACGTCCAACCGCAAATCACTGGCGGCCGACAGAAATAAGTCCCGGTCTTGGATGTAACCGCGATGGATCGTCTCGGGCTTCAGCGTAAACGTATGGGCTCGCAACTCCTCTGCGATTGCGTCGGCCACTTCCACCGGGATTGCCTTTGTCATGCGGCGGCCCCCACGTACTTGGTTTGTATCAGCCAGTCATTCCAGTCGGGATCAAGTCGCTCGGCCGCCGGCCGGTCGCCGAGGGCCATTACCTCGAATTGTTCAAGCGTCGATCCGATCGTCTGGATAATCACGTCACCGTTGCGGGGCTCAATCGGCACCCCGCCGATTACCAGGCTGGCAACGGGAATACGAAAGGCCCGCGGCTGTCCGACGATCCGCGCCACCTCCTCCGCCCCTACGTCGTATGAGTGGGAATCCACTTCGGCCACGACCGTGAGAACGGTAGCGCCGCGCACAAAAGACACGGTGACGCCGAACGCTTCGGCGAACATCACGTCCACGGCGGCAAAATCATCGTCGAAGGCTGACATTCATATCCATCCGTTCACAGCCGCGGCGGCCGGAGTAAGGAGAAACCATCCGGCCGCCTCTCGGCTGCGGAACCCTAAAGCCCTCAGTTGGCAACGTCCATTGTTCGCAAGGCAAGTTTGCCGACTCGCATCTCGCCAGTCGCCGTACCCGTGGTCTTTTCGATGTGGGCCAACAAGCACAACGGCCCGGTGGCCGCGTCTATGGCAAACACCGTGGCCGGCAACACATTCACGCCGTTAATGTAGATCTGAATGTCGCTCAGATCGCGGCAGTCGAAAGCGAAGTCGAAAAAGGTGTTGTCCACGTAATTGACGGTCGTATCGGTTGCCGCCACCTCGGTAGTGCCGTCATCCGATTCGGCGTAGATGTTCAGATCGGCCGTCTCGTTGAGGTGGATGAACACTGACTCGCCGATGGTATCGGCCGAGGTAGCGTGCGTGGCGTTTGCAATGCCCACGTTCATGTCGACCGTGTTGTCGCTGCCGTCCAACGACGCCATGCGGCCCTCAACAATGAACGGTATAGTCACCGGGACCGAGAAATCGGAGATCGCATCCGTTTTTTCTGCCTCGTTGGTTGCAATGATGTTGAACTTCAGATAGCCGGGCAGCGACGCGATGGTAGACGACCCGACGGCGACTGTGGTAAAGCGGTCTCGCATCAAGTCGATCACGTAGACCGGCTCGACGTTCAGGTTGACCACCACGGTGGTCGCCGCCGCGGCCGCATCGTCGACGGCCACACCGATAAAGAAGTCGGCACCGGCAACCGCCTGTAATGGCGTCACCGTCCCGGCGGAACGGTCCCAATAGAGCGGAGCGCCTTTGAGGATCACGACGCTGGCCGTTTTGGCAAGCGCAAACTGACCCGATACCGCAAACGCGGCGGGGTCGCCGCTTACCCGGGCCACAAGCCCGGAAAGCACTCCAGCCCGACCGTCGGGCTATTGGATAACTTCGCCTACAGCATAACCGGCGGCCGGCGTAGTAACGAAGATCGTGTCAACGTCCTTGGAAAGAATGGCTTCGGCCATGAGTGTGTTTCCTTGTCATAAAAGTAAGGTGTCGTGCGTATTACCGGACGGCTCATCCCGCCCCGGTCGATTTGTACCACGGGCGGAAGTCCATAAATCCGGCCCCGATATCCATGTTGATGTCCCAACCAATGCCCCACTGTCCTTTGTCGAGAGTGTAGGACCGCAGCACCGGGCGACGGCCGGTTCCGCGCAGGTAGGCGACTCTGAGGCTTCGGCTGCCGCCGGCTGCCATGAACCAGTTGGTCGCCGAGCCGGTGCGAACAAGGCCGGTTCGCGGATCCACCACGCCAACCGCTCCGATCCGATCATCCATTACCGGCAATAACCGCTTGCGGGCGATCAGGTTTTCGGTGGTGCGAACCGGGTCGGCCGAATCGGCGAACAAGTGGGCAATCGACGCCGGGCTCAACAGGCTCTGCGCCGTCCAGTCCAACGCCGAAGGAACGATCAGGTAGCGGGGTTCGATGTTCAGGATGCTGTTGTTGGCATCGCGTTGAACGCCCATTGCCGAAATCGCGGCCATTAGCGTGGCGGAAGCCAACGCGCCGGTGCCCAGATTGGCATGGCCACCGGCGGTTGTCGTTGCGGTCGCGTTGAACACGGCCCCGGTGTCGGTCATTGTTGGGTTTTCCAGCATCAAGCTGTAAACCAGATCAGGCCGCAGACGGGCCGCGGCCTCACCCATGTCGCCGGGGACACGCATAATGGCACCCAGACGATCATCGATGATGTCTTGCTCGTCAACGGTGAACTTCTTCGCGTATCGAGCGATCCGGTATACTTCCTTCTTGTCGGAGAAGGTCGCGTGTGTCGCTGTATCGCCCCGGGGCAGTTGCACAAGCCGCGAACTACCGGACGTGGTGATGTCTTCATGTTCCATGAAGTTTGCCACGTCCTCTTCGTCGCACCATCCGGCAGTCGTGTCGCCGGCCGTCTCCCACCCGGCAACCAGCCGAGCGTACACATTGGTGGTAAACACGTGTGACAACGTGGCACCTGAAGGAGTTGCCCGGACGGCTTCCAAAGCCTCGCCGATCGTGCGGTAAGATCGTCCGGTGTCGATCCGCAGACACTCACGGAAGATGTCGGGGGCCGACATACCGCGGAACGATTCGCCGAGTTCGGCGTCTTGCTCGGTCAGGCGATCCGCACGCCTGGGCAGTACGCCCCGATATAATGCGTGATTCGTGGGCTCAAGTCCCTGATCGGCCAGCATCCCGGCCGCCAGACTTCTGACCGTGCAATCGCGGTCGTGGTCCCTGACGTGAATCCCCGGCCCGCTACCGTTGCCGTGTGCCTGTCGAGTCGTGCGAACGGCACCCAAAAAGACCTGACTGGCCTGTTCGATGGTCAAGCCGCGTTCGATGGCGTGCTGTCGAACCGTATCCGGCACATCGCTGCCGGCTAGCTCCGTGATCAGGCGAACCCGCTCGCGTTCGGCTGCAATCGCGGTGCGGATTGCATCGCCTTGCGGGCGGGGTTCCGATGAATAGTTGCGGCCACTCGCGCCAACCGGAGGATCGGCCGGCGGAGGATCGGCCGGCGGAGGTGTTGCCGGAGGATCGGCCGGCGGAGGTGTTGCCGGGGGCTCGGCAGCCGCCGCGCTTGCAGTGGCCCGAGCATCAGGAGCAAGATTGTCGAAAAACGCCTGGGCCTCGGCATCGGATGCGCCTGCGGCTAGCCCAATCGTTTCCAAA